GACTTTCCCAATGGTATGTTTAGTTGAGCCGAAATTCCATAATTTAAATTAAAATTATCTTTTTCAAATCTAGGTATCTCTGAATAATACTTTATCTCTCCAGTATCTTCGTCATAGATTGGTGTCCTCGTAATGTATTCTTTGGGTCGTGCGAAAGACCAACTATCTGTTAGATAAGGTGTAATTGTAAGGCTAGGTGAAGCACAAACTATACCCTGACTCATTCTGTAAGATGGCATAGCTGATGGCGTAATCATCGTAGCATTGTTGTTAACGACTCCTTGGGCATTACTACTTGGCGAGGCCACCGTAGTATTTGCAAGGGTTTTGACGGGACAAAGTAATAAAGCTATTGCCCAAATGTAGTTGTAGTTTCTGTAGTTGTACTTGTTGTTATTTGACGAGTTATGGTTGTTGTCGTATCGAGTCCTGGAGTGATTAAAGTTTCTTGTAGAGAGAAGGCTGCTCCATCGTTTACGATTCCCCAACGTGGTATAGATTCTAAGTTTGGTGAAGTCCAATTAAAATTTACTCCCCCAACTGTTTGTTCATTCGTAGTCGTAGCAGTAGGGTTGATATGTCCTGTTTCAGATTTGATATTATGTCCTGATGCTGAGTAAGAGTATCCTGTCCGATATTGATGGCTCGTGATCGTTTCATTAATTATTGATTCTGAAGTGCTTGAAGTTTGGCTCGACCCTGTACGAAATTGTGGAACAATAGGTACAGCAAGGGTTCTTACTGGTAATACTAATAAAACTAGCAGCCAAAGTCTAGTCAATCGTAATAGTAACTTTAGTAGATCCAATACAGCTAGTACCACTGCCTCCAGCCGTGCAAGTATGAATACCTGAACTCAATGAAGTTAGTGCAAGAGATCCAGCAGTACCACCTGATCCAATAGTAGTTTGTCCACCTAATACTGGTAACGCTGCAATCCCCGAACTAGGAGTTACAGCAGATGGTGTAGCATCTCCCATTATGACAGATTCGGTTTTGCTGAAAGCCGATCCCGATGTTGTTACCGTGGTATCTGTCTGAATCATAGCTGGCACTCCGTTACTGAGGTTGCCAACATTGATCCCCCCTATCTTTCCTGCTGTTGTGGTATCTCCCACAGTTACAGATGGAGTAATATTATTTCCGCTAAGACTATATGTAGTTCCTACTTTATTAGTTACTACATAAGGCATGTCAACTGTTATTTGTGCTGAAGTAACAAACTCTTGTTTTATGTCCGCAAATGCAGCCGAGGGTAAAAATAGAAGTAAAGCAAACAGTTTTTTCATTTGATACCTACTTTAGAGTTCTTGTTATCTACTATATTAACCTTACCAAGTTTCTTTTTGCCATTTGTAGCTGATTTTACTTGTAGGCCCATGTTTGACATAACTGCTGACAGCAATCCAGCAGCGAAGGTGGTATCAATTTGTCGTGTTGAATTACCGAAGTACGCAAAAGAAATTACCCCCAAACTCCAAAAAAGTATAATCATCTGGACAAGATTTGAAAGAATTGAATTACCTTGCTGCGGTTCTTCTTGTTCTACTTCTTTTGTGGTATCTTCAGCCATAAAAGTTAAGATTCTTGTCTAATACTAGCAAGTTAGCTATGTTTGGGAAGTAACACATAAAAACGATGGTAAAAATTTTAAAACCTATTCTTCTTGTATTTATAAAATCTAAAGCAATGAAGAGATTGATTGTTGATTTATTAAAAGCATTAGCTAAACAAACAGATAATACGATAGATGATCAAGCTGTAAGTTTTATCGAATCTAGGTTGTATCCAGGATCTAATACAAATCTTCAATAAAAATGAAAGATACTTTTTTTCAGATCATATTTGAATCTCCTCCAGCTGAAGTAGAACTTTATACTGAATTAAGATGTAGAGAGATTATGAAATCTAATGATGTTGATAAAATAAAAAGTTTTTGTTGTGATTTAGTAAGAAACCAATCGAAGATAGATGCTGTACTATCTTCGGCATTGGCACGTTTAGCGGAACAAGAAGCAAGAAATATGGTTGAAGAAAAAATAGTCAAAGCAAAAGGTATAAATAAATTATTGTTTGTTTTTCATCAATTTATGATTATGAAACAGGTAGAAAAAATTATGAAAGCAAGCCGTCCTCAAAATCCTTAAGCTCTTGTTCTGAAAAATCTTCTATACCCATACTTAAAACATTACAAACTAAAGCATTGTGTTTTATAACAGCAGTTCTAATAAATTCTGTAACCCATTTGCCATTAGTTATTAATTGAGCTTTTCGATTGCCGTCAATAAAAACATAATGATCATAACCTCTTAGATCTTGATCAATAAGTTTTTTTTCTAAATTTGATATTCTATTTAATTTTAGAATTTTTAATTTATTCATTGTAATAGAGATCATGAACTCTTTTAAGTGGAATAGCAGCAACTTGCGGTACTACTGAATTTCCGAGGGCTTTAGTTCTGTCCACCCTATAGGATAGCCCATCATCTCCTCTACGAAGTATGGGCTTACTGACATATGATCTCCAATCTGGGTTAAGACGTCTGGAAGAACTTTTGGCCCATATTTCTCGTTCCATTTTGCTGAAGTTCTCCCTTTGTAATCTCTTGCTGTTGGAGTCGGTAGACTTTGTAAATGATTGAATAACTCTACTGTCTGAGGATTCAATGCTTCTCGAAGATTGGCCAACTTGGTTCGACCTTTTCGATGAATTGTTGTTTGCTTGATCATCGAGTCCACTGATCGAGGAGGAAGGTGATCCATAGTCGTTGGTGTAGGCAACACACCACCACCTTGAACGTCTGTGGCAGGCTCCCAATGAACTCGCAGAAATAACTGACCATTCTGCATCGTACCCTGCTTGGGAAAGCTCTCCGAGAACGATGTCCAATCCATTATTAAGGATCGCTGCCACGTTTTCCAAGACAACGAATCTTGGTCGTACCATGCGTATGACTCGCATGAGTTCGTAAAAGATACCTGATCTGGATTCTTCTGTGATTCCAGCTCTATTTCCTGCCACTGATATTGATTGACATGGAAACCCTCCGCAGATGACATCATATTGTCCAGGGATAGCTGTGAATGTTCTGATGTCATCATGGATTGGAGTGAATGGAAAATGTTTTTTAAGAATCTTTTGGCAAAATGGATCAATTTCAATAAATTGTGTGGTTCTATATCCTCCTACCAATTTAGTAGCAGCGTAAGAAAAACCACCGATACCCGCAAAGGTATCTAACATTGTTAAACCTTTCACTTACAACCTGCCCTAAGTTTTTTAAAATATTTATCATTTTCATTTTTCCAAGACTTTTTTAAAAGTTTTTCAATGTCAAATTTTTTTTTCATTTTTTTGTCCAATTAAATCCGTTAGCGATACGACTTTCTTGTGCTTTATTCATAAGTCTCATATCTTCTGACTCTGCATCTTTATAATCTTCTCCATCTGCATATGTTTCAGTATATTGGTACGCAAGCCTTCTTAATACAGCACTTGCTTTTTCACCTCTTGCTTCACATAAATCTTTGAATAATTTACCTCTTGTAGGATCTATAAGTACTTGAAATAATACCTTTCTAAAGATGCGATTGTATTCTTTAGTTTCTTTTACTGGTGTCATAAACTAGCGTTTCTTTTATTATACTACCATGTTATAGGAGTGTCAGATTTTCTCCAACGATTATTAAATGCAACTCGTTTAGCTTTGCGTTTTGCTTGCTTACCAGCTCGTATTTCTCTAAATGCTTTTAGATTTTCGGTAATAGTAACAATATCTCTTGTCATAGCAAACTGAACTTCTTTCATTAAGTTCTCGATAACTATGTCTCTAGGGTTTTTTTCCATTAGCCTCGTGCGGGGGGATAGCGTCCGAATTGTCCCAAACGCTTTAATCCTAGTTATAACCTAGAATTGAGATGGGACAAGAGGGGTGGGACATAGGTGGTCACAAAGCAAGTGTCCCATCGTCTACATTAGTGGGACAGCTTTGCTGTGTCCCATCTGCTTGTCCCGACCCACTGTTATTAGTATCACTATCATTTAGTGTAAGTGGGACAGTATCCACGGCCTCCCCCCGTGCGAGGATAGCTCTATATTTCTTTCCTTCTTTAGTTTCTTCTACAAATTCTATAAGACCTCTTTTTTCTAATCTTTGGAGAGATTTCCTTATAGTTCCAGTTTTACCACCAATCAAAGGATCATATAAAAGATCGTATTTTGAACGAGTTTCGGGGTGAACTGACCTCATTCTTTGTAAAATTTTATCTGTGATATTAGCTGGTGTATTATCTTGTGATGCAATTTCTGGTGTAAAGTCAGATATACTATAAGTAAGATCATCTTCCATCTTCATAATTAAGGAAAGACCTGATCTACCGATACGAGATTTTTCAACTTCTATAATTCGAGCGTTACTACCAACTCTGCCTACGAGATCATCAGTTGGTTTCTTTAAAGCCCAAGTTTCATCTACACCATCTCTGATAGCAGAAGTACCTCTAAATCCACCATTTTTATTAGCATGATGGATAACAATTATTGAAGTTGGCTCCCATAAAGAACCATTGTTTTGAGTTAACCAATAAAGAGGAGTAGCAAAATCAGATTTATTTTCATCGAAACCTTTACCTCCGCTACAACCAATTAAGGAGTCAATGATAACTAATTTTGGTTTTATAGCTTCCATCAACTTTATAAACTTTGCATAGTTTTGGAGCGACCAATCACCAAGAATGTAAGTATCGGTGTCCATTGGATATTCAATATCCTCCAA